ATCCACCATACGGCAGAGCAATCACAGACTGGGTGGAAAAGTCCTTCAGGGAAGGAACGAAAGACAACACAATCGTTGTTATGCTTATACCAGCAAGAACAGACACGCGATACTTCCACGACTTTATACAGCATAGATCAGAAGTCAGATTTGTCAAAGGTCGCCTGAAGTTCGGGAACAGTAAACAAGCAGCCCCATTCCCTTCGATGGTTGTTATATTCAGGGGTGCAGGAATGTGAAAGGAAAAGAGAAGATGAAGACAAATGAAGTGATTTACATATCAGGAGCGATCAGCGGAACATCTGACTACATGGAAAGATTTGAAAAGGCTGAAGCGTTCCTGAAGGGCAAAGGGTACAAAGTTATCAATCCAGCAAAAGTGATGTGTCCGCTTGATGGTGTTCTGGGCTACGAAGACATGATGGACATTGACATGATGCTGATTGACAGGGCTGACATCATATTCATGCTGAAGGGCTGGCGCGAAAGCAAGGGAGCAAACAGAGAATATGGACTGGCTATGGGAAAAGAAAAGATTGTCATTGAAGAAGAAGACGGCGATCTGATCAAGTCGATGCTTATGAGATAGACACAGAAGGGAGAAAGAGCAATGAAACCAGATGCAAGAAGAATATTTGAAGCAATAGCAATGATCCTGTCGAACAGGAATGATGGAATCAGGGTGCAGCTATCAGAGATTAAGACAAAGGCAGCGAAAGCATCTTGAAGGACAAAAAAGAAAGCCTTCGGACTAG